TGATTCTTTTTGATCTTCCTTTCGATCAGTGTCTCATTGTTTCAGTTCATCTTATTCTCTTTCCCCTGCGTCTCTGCAAATAATGTAAAAATTATTTAAAAGAGGAGAAAATTTAAAAATGTCACCAACGCAAGATCGCTCAGTTTCTTATGGAGCAAAAGAAAGACTCGCCGAAAAGTTGAAAGACGTTGAGCGAATTAATAAAGAGAGGCCTTGTAAAAATTGCTCGCATTATGCTCGGGAAAGGCAAATAAAATGTACCCTCCCGCCATCTCGATGCAATTTTTATCATAGTGGATATGATCCAATTCAAGAAGAATCAGAAATGGGATGAAAAGAAAAATAGGAGGAAACTATCTAAGAAGTATAAAGAGACCCTCCTTAAACTAGTTGCAATCAGATCGAAACTACTAGCAAGGAGGCGAGAAGTATGCCGAAAGTAGCAAAGCGATCGGTTGAGTCAACCACTGAATACACTTCAGCTTTGACTCCAGAAGCTCGTGAAAATCAGCTTATTTCACTTGCAGTTAATCTCGCCGAAAAACAATTAAGAGAAGGAACAGCATCTTCTCAAGTGATTACGCATTACCTCAAACTCGGTTCGACTAAAGAACGTATGGAGAAAGAGATGATGCAGGAGCAGATCAAGTTGCTTACTGCAAAGACAGAAGCACTACAATCAGCAAAGCATGTTGAAGAATTGTACACAGAAGCCATTGCTGCATTTAGACGATACAATGGTCAGTTTGATGATGTTGGCCAGGAGTATGACGAATGAGTAAATTTCTCACTTACTCGGAGTTAGTCAAAATACGATCATTTGAAGAACGGTTTGAGTATTGCAAAATTACATCTGTAATAGGGCAGCAAACATTCGGATTCGATCGTTATCTGAATCAAACTTTTTACCAGCGTGATCCGAGATGGCAGCGATTAAGAAGAGAACTTATTATTCGAGATAATGGATGTGATTTAGCGCATCCAGATTTTCCAATTAATAAGCGAGTAATTCTTCATCATTTAAATCCTATAACAGAACGAGACATCATAGATGAATCGTCTTTTATTTTTGACCCAGAGAATCTGATCTGTGTCAGTCATAACACGCACAATGCAATCCATTATGGAACAGCAGATCTTCTTACTAAAGCAGAGATAGATAGAGTTCCTAATGACACATGCCCTTGGCGGCATTGAAATTTAATAAGGATGTGAAATGACATGTCAATTACTATGAAAAAAGATGCGTGGAAAATTAAAGATCCACTGACAGGAACCTATAGAGGTTCAGCAATATTTAGCACGACGCTTCCTGAAGATGCTGACCAAATCATGAGCGATGTGTCTAATTTTCTTGACGGTCAGGAGAATCGTGCAGAGGGTATTGTAGCTGGTGCTCAGGAATCAATAGATAGTCTTGAAGAGAGAAAGAATGATATTGTCCAATCTATTGAGTCCATGATCCAGCTTGGTACAGATACTTCTTTGAGCACTTCTGGTATGGCGGCAGATGCAAAAGCAACCGGAGATGCGATTGATGCCAGATTAATTCCAGTCATGATAGAAGGCTCTAGCTATAAATCAGCAATGAAGAGATTCTTTTCAGAGCATGGCTGTAATGCGATGTCTGATGTCACTTCTCTCTGTGATACTTGGTATAAGTATGCTCGTACTGGTTGGACCGGTGGTGTGAAGTTTGCTAATCCTTCTACTAATACTATATCGACGGGAACAAAGATCGGCGATAATGCAGGACTGACTTGTACTCCTTCAACTAATGCTGTAAAGAATACAGATGACTATGAAGAGCTTCCTTTGTTTGCAATCGTAGACTGCAATGTTTACCTTGATAGTGATGGTGAACCGCATATTACAGCAATTGATGGTATTTGCGGAAACTTTGTTCGGAATGACCCCACAAAAATTGTTGGCGTTCTTCAGGCTACAGGCTGGCTGAAATATTCAGATGATGCTGATGGTGGATATACATATATGTATACCGATATTGAGAATGCTTATGGTTATTATCCGCTTCCTGAAGCTGTACGGTTAACTGATAATTCTGTTCGGTCCTGGGTTGTTCATACAAAGTACTTCTTCGGTCCTGGATATACTTGCTGTTCTGGTCAGGCTCCTTTAGTTTATACCGTTTCACATAATGGTCAGAGATCTGGAGTTAGAACTGCATGGAGCAATCAGTATTGCGGTTATACAACTGCCGACGATGCATTTCTTAAAATCATGCTGTACCTTAAGTACGGTCGACTCGATTCTGACTCTGTTCTGGCAGGATGTGTTAGCTACAACTATGATTATGCCGTTGCAGTTGCTGAGACCGGAGTTGAGAGAATTCTTGTTACGACGGCTCAGGGAGCAAATTTTGTGGTTGGTTCTACAATTTCATTTGGTGGAACGGCAAGAGCTGCTACTCAGACAGTTGATAGGAAGAAAATTACTTCTATCGAGACAGTAAATGTTGGCGGTACAAATTACACGGCTCTTAACATTGACAATGGCGGTACGACATTTAATACTACCACATCTGATCATGTTCTGACAATGCCGTGGTTTAGTGGTTCAACTGATGACTGTCTTGGCAATGACGGTGGTATTAATCCATCAAGTTCAAAATACCCGGTACGTCTTCAGGGTATTGAGATTCTGGTTGGCTGTTATGCAGTTATCGGTGATGCAATTCTTAACTATGCTACAGTTGATGGAGTATCTGTTGAACGAGCTGCAGTTTGCAGAGATGCTTCAAAGATTGCCGAGAGTATTACATCTGATTATGTACAGGCAAGTTATGGATTCCCGAATACTGGTATGTCTGCAAATGCATGGATGAGTGTAGCTAGACTTGGACACGATCCAAATCTTCCGGAAGTTATGTATCCGAGCATGGTTGGCGGTAGTTCCACTACGCTTACAAGAGATAGTTGCTATATTGAAAAAGCAGGAACTAGTGGCTCACGTGAGTGGCTAGCTTACGGCCCCTTGAACTACGGTGCTACTGCTGGTTTGTCTTGTGCTGCTGGTGACGCCGGTCTGGGCAACGCGAACTGGCGCATCGGTGGTCGGCTTTCGGTTACCGGTAATCGGGGTGAATGGGCGGCGTAAGCAAGCCCAGAGGGGCGCAGCCCTTTACCTTATTATAGATCAAAATAGTTAATTAAATTTAGTTTACTTTTTGGGATTGCATTTGCACCGATCGGTGGCTCACGTGAGTGGCAAGCTTACGGCAACTTGAACAACAATGCTAATGCTGGTTTGTCTTGTGCTAATGGTAACAACAATCTGGGCAACACGAACTGGAACATCGGTGGTCGGATTATGAAATAAATTTTTGACACAAATAGGGATGGCTCTGACCCGAGCTTCGCAATGCAATTCCTCGCTGCGGCGAAAATGTGTCGATTAAACGCCTAACTGCTTGATTTGAGGCAGAGGGATTTATGCCGGGTAGTAACCGTGTTGGTTTATAGAATGGGCATGGATGAGGCTAGTAGATAGGACCGAAAGTCTCCGAGATTTCAAAAGATTATTGTTTTAGGAGGGTGAGTAAAGCGAAAACATATTGTAAGAACGTTAATCCGATGGACATTTTATTTATTGAGCCATTTATCAGAGATTGCGTTTTAGACAAAATTGACAGGAAAGATTACTCTACATTTGTATCAGGATATTGTAAGTTTCCTTCCTATACTCCGAAAGAAATTCGTGCAATGGCAAAAGAACATACTATTGGCGACAAGCTTGACGTTGCAATTAGATTGATAGCCGTCGATATTTCTTTGCGATTTGAGGATAAGAATCTGAATTTAGAGCAGCCTAAAATCAGTAAAAGAAAAGATGGCATGAGCGGGAAAGTTAGAAATATTGCTCTCGAGTCTATTATGCAGCAAGTTATGGAACATGTAGTTGTTGGCTGTATGGACGAACTTTGGAGGAAGAAAATCTGCTTTCATCAGTATGCGTCCATTAAAGGTAAAGGTCAAGTTTCCGGTGCGAAACAGATTCAGAAATGGGTTAAGGAAGGAACTTTCAAATATTTCTGCAAAGGTGATGTGAATAATTGCTTTGGCAGTTTTCAGCATAAGATCATTATGGATCATCTGAGCAGAGATATTGGAAAGAATAAGAAGCTCCTTTGGTGTGTCGAAGAGCTGCTGAAGTATCATGGTTTAAACGGTGTAGGACTCTTAATTGGTAGTTTGCTGAGTCAATTTTTATGCAATTATATGCTTTCATATGTTTATCGCTTTATTGAAACCCTCCATAAGTATAGAAGACTGACTAGAATTCGCTTAGTTTTGCACACGCTTTTCTATATGGATGACTTCCTGATTGTCGGTAATGATAGAAGGAATTTGTTCACAGCTATGAAAAGAGTAGAGAATTATATGCTGGATTCTTTAGGTATTTCTATTAAGACCTGGCATGTGAAAAATCATGCTAAAGAAGCAATCGACATGATGGGCTTTGTTATTCATGCAAATGGAAGAATCAAAGTACGTCATAGAATCTTCAGACGAGCGAGAAGAGCTTTCATCAGGATATGGACAAAGAAATCCTCTTTGAAAATGTCCAGAAGAGTTACTTCCTACTATGGCTATTTGAAGCATGCGCTCATTAGATTTTTGAAAATCCAGAAGCAGATTCAGTCTGTACTGGTGGCGTATACAGTCAAAATGGCTTCATACAATATTAGTTTAGAAGATAGGAGACAACTATTATGCGCTGCGTAATGCAATCCAGTCAGGAGCCTTCTCCGATTCATATTGAAGCGAGAGGGAATATTTTTGACATTTGGCTTAGGCAGGACATTCGTGAGGTAGAAGCCACTGAAGAAGGCGAAACATATACTTATTGGGTATGTGATGAAGCTTATATGCAGACCCTTACTCGTCCTGAGATTACAGCTGAGAATTTTGATACTTGGTTTACACGGGCTGCTGCATGGACAGAGCCTTCTGAAGAACCAGAAGAAGATCTTGATGACCTTTTACTTGAATTAGCAGCAGATCATGAAGAAAGAATCTGCATGCTTGAATTATTTATGGAGGAGTAAAAATGACTTACAATCTTTGTGTTACTCTGATTAATCGCTATAAGAAGAGCGGTCAGACTGAGAAGCTGGAAGAACTGAAAGATAAGATCGACGTGTATTTTGCAGCAAATCGTCTTACTGAAGAACAGTATAATGCTCTTCTTGCTCTGATCGGTTAATTTAATTAAAACTCCTCCGTCAGGTTTAATTTCGAGCACACTTGACGGCGATTTATTAAGGGACGCTCTATCTTGTCAAAGCCCTAGTGCGAGGCTATTAAAATCGGATGGCATAGAGCACATTATAGCTGTTGGGAGAAGGCTTGGCTATAATTTTAGCGGAAGTGCAGATGGCGGTTTCTCCGTTTAACAAACTGCATCGGCTCAGTTTTGACTTGCCTGACTTAACAGTGCAAAAATGCTGTACACGTTTGCGGATGTGTGGTTAGGGAGTTTTACAACCGATAATTCGAAGCAGTTGCGTAAGATAATGTAAGTAGACGAAAGGACAAATCATGGAAAGATGCCCGAAATGCAATTGTTATATGTCATATTATGTGGACTATGTAGCCGGTCAAATAGTCACAGGATACAGGTGTTCGCATTGTGCTTATGACACTAACAATCAGCATATTATTTGGAGTGCTTCTATTCCAATGGTCAATGTCGATATAAAGTATGTAACAGATGTAAGTGTATGAAGTGGATGAAGTACTTACATGTTTACCATCACACGGTAGGAATAGCAAATCAGTATTTCTTGGCATATAGATATAGAGTGCTGTTTGAGATTCCAAAGTGGTTAGGTAAGTGTTTGGTGAAATAATTTGAGGTATAAGATGGTTGACGAATACATTAAGCGTAATGATGTTCTAAAGTTTTCAGAAATTTTTGAAGATAAGATTTATGAAACAGGTGGATATCGTATTTGTAGTGTTGATGCTGTACCTGTTGATGCAATAAAGGAACTTCCAGCAGAGGATGTTGTGCCTAAAGAATTATTTGATGACGCTTTCAATACAATTTGTTCTGCATATCAATCACATGGAGACTGTATAAAGATTTTGGAAACGTATCTTTTGGGAAAGAAACATGAAAGACTTTGACTTTGGTAGTTTTATCCTAGGAATGGAATTTATGCTAATTGTAATTGCAATCGCAATTTCCTATGCTTAACAATCTGAGATGAAGCGATTATTAAGTAAACTAAATTCAGACAGAGCCGTTCAAGCCTCTCATTGAAGCTGATATACGAACGGACTTTTATACAAACTGCGTCGGCTCAGTTCCAAATGACAGATACCTGTATCAGTCGTAGTTTTATAACCGTCAAAGCTTAGAAAACTGCAGCGGCTCAGTCTGCGGAATGTGATTGATAACCGATTGCGTTCTATTTTACAACCGCCAAATGTGGAAACCACGACTGTCCACCCCCTGGGCAACCGTGAAACTCGGATTTAAACAGAAAGAATAGGTGAATGCAGTATGATTGAAATACCATTAATTCATGTTATTGTTTCACTAATTCTTCATGTTGTAGAGCTAGCAATTCTATTTGCATGCGCGTTTATTATTATGATCAAGAATGATGATCCGGAAAAGGAGGAACTCAGCAATGGAAGTTCGCATAGAAGATGAAAAGAAATACGGTATTCCTGAGCTGAAGAAGTATCCTATGCCGGATGCAGATCATGTCAGATCGGCTATTCGATTCTTTAACTATGTTACTCCTAAATACGAAGAGGAATTGGCGAAGGCTATTCTCAAACGTATGAAAGAATACGGAATGAGTTTTAAGGACTTTACTGTTGGAGAAGAGAATAGGTTTTCTAAGTATATACCTAAGACCGGAGAACTTCAGCATCATGGTATTCGTGGTCAGAAATGGGGAGTTCGAAGATTTCAAAATGCGGATGGCACACTTACTCCAGCTGGGAAACGTCATTACCAGAAAGCCGATGATCGGTGGGTCAGACGTAATGCTACTAAGATCCACGATAAAGCTTTTAAACAATCTCAGCGCGAGATGCGGAAAGAAACTAAGCAGTTAGACCGGAAGTATGCTATCAAATCCGAGAATGAGCGTAAGGGCAGACGGTACATGAATGAGTACAACCAGAAGCTCGCTGAAATCATGAATACAAAAGTTGCCAATATTTCTTCTCCCTCTGGAAAGGTAATAAAATTCGTAGCCAAGAGAGGAGAGTATGGTGTTCACACAGCTCTCGCAGATCCGGGCTACGATATGGATAGAGTGAAAAGTGGTATTTGGGATGATGGTCGTGTTGCTTACAAGTCAGACAAGGTAGATAAGAGGTAATTTACTCATCTTCTTCGTCTTCATCATCATTTGATGACTTTAACAGATTTTGTATTGGCACTTTGAATGCTGCTCCAAGTGCGACAACTGCTAAACCTGCGATTCCGACAATTGCTTTTGCTGTATATGCAGCAACATGTTCAATGAATTCCTTATTTTCGCTGTCCTTTTTAGCCATCCAAGAAATGATTTGCATCATATTATCTCGTATTTGGCTACGTTCATTAGCATCTATGTCTTCATCTTCCAGTTGAGCCCTAAGAGTTTCCAACATGCCATTGCATGATTCATAGAAATACTGCTGGCTTTCTTTATTGGCGTCAAATGCTTTATTGACCATGTCTTTCAGAGCATTTGTCATTTCTATAGACATGTCTTTGAATTCAGGAAATTGCTCAATAGCTGCTTTAACTACTTCTGGATTCATATGCGGAGTCATGTTCACGAATTCAACAATCTTTTCGCTAGTCATATGACGGAAATCGGGGATGCCGAGTCGCTTAAGAGCCTTTTTCTCAGATACAGTATACATTGCATCACACTCCTTTGTATTATCATACCATACTTAGAAAGGTCGTTCAAGTTGAAATGCTATCAAACACAGCAACGCCACGTTATTATGGCGAGTTTAGAGCGGCCGTTTTGAGGGGGGAAATCCCGGTATGCCAGACTATAGCCATGGAGATGCGTAGGATCGATGCTCTTATTGATGATCCTAGATACTACTATGACGATTTGGCAGTTGAAGGTTTTATTGAGTTTTGCGAAAACGAGTTGACGCTTACTGACGGATCTGATCTGCATCTTTTGGAAACATTTAAGCTTTGGGCTGAAGAAATTTATGGATGGTATGAGTTTGTCGATAGAACGGTGTACGAGCCATTTCCTGATGGTCATGGCGGCCGGTATGTTAACAAGCAGTTTAAGAAACGGCTGATCAATATTCAGTATTTGATCATTCCAAGAGCTGCTGCAAAGTCAATGTATGGGTCCTGTATTCAGAACTATGGATTGAATGTCGATACTTCGACTACTCATCAGATTACGACAGCTCCTACAATGAAGCAGGCCGATGAGATTCTTTCTCCTATTAGAACTGCTATTGTAAGATCTCGAGGACCGTTCTATAAATTCTTAACAGAGGGCTCACTTCAAAATACGACTGGTTCAAAAGCAAATAGGCAGAAGCTTGCCAGTACAAAGAATGGTATTGAGAACTTTCTTACTAACTCTCTGCTTGAAATCAGGCCTATGAGTATTAGTAAATTGCAGGGCTTGAGAGTTAAGTACGCCACGATAGATGAATGGTTGTCTTGCGAGATCAGAGAAAGTCCGATTGATGCCATTGCTCAAGGTGCTGCTAAAGGTGGTCTTGACGACTACATCATAGTCGCTACGAGTTCAGAAGGAACTGTTCGAAATGGCATAGGTGACACTATTAAGATGGAACTTATGGACATCTTGAAAGGTGAGTATCTGAATCCGCATGTGTCGATTTGGTATTATAAGCTTGATAGCCTTGATGAGATAGAGCTAGGAAAAACAGATCCTATGATTTGGTTAAAAGCTAATCCAAATCTTGGAAAGACCGTTAGCTATGAGACTTACTTTAATGATGTTCAAAGAGCCGAGAAGGTTCCTGCTGCACGAAATGACATTTTAGCGAAGAGATTTAACATCCCGATGGAAGGATCAACGTACTTCTTTACTTATGAAGAAACGCTTCCTCATTCGAGATGCGACTTTTGGAATTTGCCATGCGCTATGGGCGCCGACTTATCTCAGGGCGATGACTTTTGCGCATTCACATTTTTGTTTCCACTTAGTAAAGGTCGATTTGGAGTTAAAGCCAGAAGCTACATTTCGTCTTTGACATTCAGCCGGCTTCAGTTGGCGACTAGAACAAAGTATGAAGACTTCATTAAAGAGGGGAGTCTTCGAGTTCTTGAAGGATCTATCTTGGATTTGATGGAAGTATACGATGATCTGGATGCATTTATTGCTCAGTCTCAGTATGACGTTCGTTGTTTTGGGTTTGACCCGTATAATGCCCGTTCATTTGTTGAACGATGGGAAACTGAGAATGGTGCTTATGGTATTGAAAAGGTAATACAGGGAGCAAAGACAGAGTCTGTTCCTCTTGGTGAGCTGAAGAAGCTTGCAGAGGACAGGCTTTTGGTATTTGATGAGCAGTTAATGACATATGCGATGGGAAATGCTATTGCTATTCAGGATACGAACGGAAATCGCAAACTATCCAAGAAGAGACATAGCGAGAAGATTGATAATGTTGCTGCTTTGCTGGATGCCTTTGTTGCTTACAAGCTGAATAAGGACTCGTTTGACTGATTTGCCGGAGGAATTCAAAATGGTAGTAGTTAAAAGAAAAGTAGTTGACAACTCAGATGTTTTGGTTCATCATGGTATTAAAGGTCAGAAATGGGGAGTAAGACGAACGCCAGAAGAATTAGGTCATTATACCAAGAAACGGTTTTATGAGATAGTTGAAGGCGGGTCTATCACTACTAAGAATGGCACGAAGGTTACCAGATTTTCAGAGCATGCGTATAAGCAGTCAAAACTTCCTGAGAGAAAAGTGGAGTATGGCAGTATTGTAAATGCTCTTAGAAATCCACTTAGGATAAAACCTGTTAGGTATAATGATCAGGGAGAGCCAAGCCAGCAATATATAGGAAAGAAAGCAACCGTTGCAGTGAATCCAGATAATGGAGTAATTACAACGGTATGGCCAACACATTCTAAGCTTGCTGAAAAACTATCAAAGTAAGAAAGGAGAATCATCTATGGTTTTCACAGAAAAGCAAAAAGAGTTGATAAAGGATATTGGCTTGAAAGTTGATTTTGACAATCTTTCCGATGATGACATTTGCGATATCATGCTTGCCGTAGGTGATGAACTTACTTTGCGTGGTTTAGATAAAAATTATGAACCAAATGAACGAGGAAAGATCTGCGAAGAAATTCTGTGGAAAACAGAATAATTAAGTATTTGTATTTTTGAGTCTGCTTAACGGCAGGCTCTTTTTGTTTTATGGAGGTTCCAACATGTCAGAATCAATTTTGACATCGATTAAGAAACTTCTTGGAATCGATGAAAGTTATACATTCTTTGATGCTGATGTTCTGATGCATATCAACACAGTCTTCATGATCCTATATCAGCTTGGGGTAGGTCCTTCCACTCCATTTTCGATATCAGATAAGACAGCAGTTTGGTCTGACTTTGTTGGAAGCGCAACAGATCTTGCTGGTATTAAAACCTATATTTTCTTAAAAGTTAAGCTGTTCTTCGATCCGCCTCAGAGTTCTGCAGCTATTGATGCTATGAAGCAAAATGCTGCTGAGCTTGAGTGGAGACTCAATGCTACTGTTGATCCTAAGATCACGTTTACAGCAACTGAGCTTGAAGTTGATGAGTATGCTTTAGAAAATAGAGCGAAGATCAATGAGTTCAGAAGAGTGGCATCAAGACTTGGTTAGGAGAGTATGTTATGAATGAAGAAGTATTGATGCATCATGGCATCAAGGGCCAGAAGTGGGGCGTTCGGCGTTTTCAAAATGCGGATGGAACTCGTACAGCTGCTGGGAAAGCTAGAGAACAAGAGAATCGTGAAAGTTCTGGATCTAGCAAGAAAGGTTTGACTGCTTCTCAGAAAACAGTTCTTAAGAATGTAGGGAAAGCAGCATTGATTGCCGGTAGCGTTGCAGCTGCAGGGTATCTTTATACTAATAATTCTGAGGCTATTAATTCTGCGATTTCTAAGATGTCGTCAAAGACATTGAAGTCCGTTGCTAATACTGCAGTTAAAGGTCATAACTATGTTCAGAGCATAGCTAAAGAGGCGCAGCAGGGCGTTAAAAAAGGCGTTAAGATGGCTCCTGGAAAAGTAGCTGAAGGAGTTGCTAATGGTGTTGCTAATGCGTCAAAGAATGTTGTTGAGAAAGTAGTTGAAGGTGCAGCGACGATAGCAATTAAGAAGATGCTTGAGGCAAGTGCCGGAAAAGAAACTGTCGATGCTTCTATACAGGCGTATAATGCATTTAACAAGAAGAAAAAGATAGGCCAGATGAATTCTGGAAAACAAAGTGAGGATGACGACGATGAATGAAGAAACATTGATGCATCATGGTATTAAAGGTCAGCGCTGGGGCGTTAGACGTTTCCAGAATGAAGATGGCACACGGACTGCTGCTGGGCGCGTCAGAGAAGAGAAAAGGCAGGCTCGTGAAAATAAAAAACAGGTCGATAAATTAGATAAGCACTTTAACAAAACAGCATTAGGTCGTGCTCAGATGGCTCAGATGGCATCAATGGCTGCCTATTCCAAGATAAAAGAAAGTGATTATGAGGAAGCTGCAGAATTGCTTCATGCTGGTCGTGCTTATGTGGAAGCACATACATCAAAAAATTATAAAGATGGTTCCGTAGACATTTATAGATATAGCCCAGATGATCCTGTTTTTAAGGTGAAAATGATCAATGGAGAACAGTTTGCTGTTGAATGGGCAAATGACGTTGATCGTTTAAATTATGAGAAATTTGCGGAGTATTATTCGAACAGATAT